GCAGTTGTATTACGAATAGCATTCCAGTGAAGTCCTTTTAACTTACCAACACCAATACCATAAATAACCGGAGACATACCACTGGATCCCCAGGAATTTAAAATATCAAAATGTCTTTTTTCAGTTATCCCCTGTTTAACCACAACCACCTGTTTATCAGCGAGCAGTCTACCAAGATCCGCTATCTCATCATCAGCATTTATATCAAAGTCAAATGCTTCTACAGCATTTTGTAGTTTTTGTACCTTCATCTAGTCCAGGCCTTTCTTATAGGAACATCAAATTTTTTATCTAAATATTTCTCCCAGTCCATTATACCAACCATCTCTAAGATTTCAAAAGGTTTTAAGTCCTCAAAATCTTCCATAAATACAGTCTGCGCTGTCTTTGGCTTTAAAGCTCTATAGACTTCCCAAGATTTTTCCATGTCTTTAGTCCAGCTATCCAAAACCCCGGGCCGCGGTCCAAACTTCTTGAGTCGTTCTATCTTCTTCTCCTCACCTCTTTTAAAATGGTAATAACCGGTAGTCATGGAAAGATATAAAGATTTTGTTTGTTTGCGTATATCTCTTCTTTCACAACTAATATAATCAACATCCCATTTTGGTTCTGGGTTCGTTAGTAGTGGATACTTTAACAAAACGAAATGAGTCTTTAACAACTTATCGACCATTGCGCGTCGATCGGCTGCGCTGTCTTTATCCTTTGTGGTAACCATAAGATTATGCAAGGGCCCGTGCTTATTTATATTACCTTTAATTCTATCCACTCCATCTAAACACAATATATTTTTATCATAAAAATAACTGGTGAGTTCCGGTACTAAAAATTCATTTAACCCAACATAATTACAATCACTTAAGTTATAAGTTCTATCATATAAATGGTCCATCGTATTATCACCCTCGCGTGCTCGATAATATCTGTCCATTACTAAATAGAGATAGGTTGAACCACACCTCCCGTTGTGTAAAATAATCTTACTCAAATCTTTCGTTTGTCATTCTTTTTGCTTTTTCTAAAAACTTCCTAATCAAATGTATTTCTGCTTTTAATTCTCTGTTTTCTTGTTTTAATCTACACATTTCAACAATATAACCACCACCACCATAAATCATTTCATTTGTTATTTTCCACACATCTATAGAATCTTCCACCTGTCTTTCCAATTCATTTATATACTTATCATCAGTGTCAACTATATCTTGGCTACCTACGTATTTATATTTGTTTGCTGTTAGTTGAAGTGCCATGTTTTTTCGCGTATTTTTTGTAATGTCGTAAGACTCTTTTCCAGATTGGTTGTACCTTTTGCCAATAAGGAGCAGGTTCTTCTAGTTGTAGCTCTTTTCTAACCTGTTGTAAATCAACATTTAAATATTTATTCCAATCAACATCCATAAACCACGGTGCGCGCTTCCCGCGCCGCCATCCTTCGATTACCATATTACAAAACACGGCTATTGGAGAGTATTTCAACATAATTATAATAGGCGTACCTTTAGGATATTTTGAAGGCATAAATGTATTACGAATACTCATTAAGAGAGAAGCATAAAGAATAGTTGCATATGATTTTCGCCATTCTCGAGCTAAATTAAAAGATAAAACAGCTACTTCACCAATAGGGGAGGTATCATAACCATTAAAGAAATGGATTAGATCATGCTGGAGCATCGTGTGTTCAGCATATCTACTAAACCTTGTGTCTTTTCTATCTCTTCTTCCAGGCACCAAACTAATTTTAAAAAGATCAACTATATAACCGTCTTGATTTAACCATCGCTTGAATTCATCACCAAAAGAATCAGGTGGAAAATCTTCTTCTAATATAGTATATCTTGCTGATCTGTTTTCTGAATAAACTACTTTACTAGTATCAGTTTTTCCAAACCTGCGCATATGTGAAAGTGTATCTTTCTTATCTAATGTATCTACAAATTTAAATATTAATTCTAGTGGTGGATTATTATCAGTTTGTAGGTGAGTAGCATATTCCCAAATAAACTTGGCGCGAAGCCAAAAAGTGCTCATTTATATATCTTTACTAATCGACACACCTTTTCTGAATTATTTGCTATAGTCACTGAATTAGAAGTTAGCTTTTTAATTGCATGTTTTGCAACATCATCACTTCCTATTTTGCAGGCCTGACCAAAGATAATATAACAAGTTGTACCTGATTTGTTTGTTACAATTGACCCCCCGGAAAGAATGTCTGCTTTTTCAAAAGTCCACCCGCTGTCATGCTGCATAGGGCATAATAAAATAGTATCATCTTCTACAATTTCAACGGTTGCTTTTTTACAATCTGGTTCATATTTTATTGGTGATATTTTCCAGCCCGTTGCATTTTCAGTAATAATAGCTGTGCCCACTGTATAACCAGACCCAGTTTGAGGGTTACAATGAGAATGCTCTGGATTATTTGTTGCTTGCCATGTTTCGTAAGTGGCAACATCAGAATCAGAAAAATCATCTCCATCAAACCACTCGTATTTAACTTTTAATGATCCTTCTAATAAAAAATAATTATTAGGAGTTTTAATTAGACAATTATGGGTTGGATGTTTTTCAATTAAGGAATTACCAGCCGTGTCTTGTGGGTGTTCAGCTCTTGATTCACGAACAATTTTATCTCCTTCTTTTGTATTTGTTGATATTGATATCTGTAAGTTATCTTCAATATTAATTACATCAAACCCTATACTAAAAATCATATTTCCTCCGCTGTTGTTGGGGATAGCTCATTCGTAGCATTAGGCTTTAACCACTTATCAACTTCTGCCTGCGTTTTTACTTTACCAACTTCTTCTACAGTTCCATCATCAAGAACCTTCCATTGCGCTGGATCAAAACCGAGCTCAATTAGCCATTCTTTTTTAAACTTTTGTAAGTTTTTGGCTTTTATATTTAATAACCACGGATGGTCTTTGTAAGCACAAAAAGATTTAGTAGATAAGCCAGCGTTATTTGGTTCATACTGATAGGTTACCTGATGTGGTGTTTTGGCTTCTCCTGTGTCAAAGTCAGTCGTATTAACTATAACATCTGTGTTCTCTGTTTCTGTGTATGTCCATGTAATAATCATGATATTGATATGGTTGTGGTGCCGGAACCGGCCAAGGTTGGTGTGGCCCAATTGATACTCACACCCGATGATCCATACCCACTTGGAGGGGTTGACGCGACACTCGCGGTACCTATAGTACCACTATAACTTTGAGCACCACTGAGAGTGAGAGTTCTGCTTTTTAGATTACTTGTCGTGCCCCCAGTTACTGTACATGGAGACTGTGTGGAAGAGCTAGTCGTAATAAGACCACCTAGACCGCCACATGAGTAGATGCTAACTTTTATTCCTGCTCCAGTGGTAAAAGCCATCCCTAAGTCAGCGCCATAGGCCCCAGCGCTAAACCCCTGTGCTGCAAGTTTGCCTCCTGAATCACCATTAGTAAAACTACCAGAAGTGCCACTAAAACCATCACTTCCATGAAAATTAGCAGCTGTGATTGTTCCTGATGTTGGGATATTGTTGTTAATCCCACTTGATGGTACGTAAGTTGAGTTCCTATAATATTCGTTGATGTAAATAGGGTTAGATCCACCGAAGGAATTTTGTATATCATTCCAAGAAATTGCTCCGCTTGTGGGTAATCTAGACATGTTATACTAAACCAGCGTGTTTGAAATAAATTATTCCCTTTTCATAATCAAAGTGATGTGGATTGCCGGCCAGTTCTATAGGTGACATACGATCCATTCTTGCCCAATTAGTGTGGCCATATTTTTTTTTACAAATTTTATCTATTTGAGAAGAAGTTAATACTTCTTCTGGGTTAGTTGATGTCATATCAACTTCTGTGTATGGAGCTCCAGTATCTTCTGGGATCCATTCTATTTCAAATTCTTCTGTCATTCCTTCATATCGTATGGATCAGTTGATAGCATACGCTGTTTTTTATTTATATCTTTACCAAGAATAATATCTTCCATGTTCTTGTATAAATAATTGGCCATCTGACCAATAATATTATCTTGGGATAGTGTTTCAGCTAAATCTTTTAAAGACTCACCGTTCTGTAGACACCTAGAAATTAATTTTCCAGAAGCTCTCAGTTCTCTGTCTAAATAAGAGTCTGTTGGTTTGAGTTTCATCCAAAAAGCGAGAGGAACTAACCCGGTTTTGTCAGGTACATAATTTACAATACCTATCACCTTCCGATTATCTATCGGAAGAGCGAAAGTTGCACTCATCATCCTATTAGGAATCTCTGTTCTCACCTTAGTATTTTCCTTAATTAAAGTCATCCTTGTGTGCCTCTATGAACTGAAAGAGACCAATATTAGTCTCTTTTATGTGTTCTATCTCCACCCACATCGAATCGATTACAATATATATATTATAGATCGTAAAAATATTTGCAATCATTAATGCTGCTGTACAGATTAAAACTGTCCATACAATTACGCCACTAGCATATGCTCCGAGCGTTATCTTGAAGTCGTTCATGTGCTACCTCCGATCTTAAATCTGTTAAAGCATCTAAGTGTTTTTGCCATATAGGCTTAGCGCCTTCTGGAGCTGTTGCTACCATTCGACGCAGTTTTTCTATTCTATTTAAAAATAGTAAATAATCACTCATAAATTTATATACCATCCTTTACTGCTGTAAAATCTCTCCAACCACTGGCTGGAATAATTTGTAGTTCATCACTAAGCTTCCAGTGTTTGTGGGTTTTATACCCTTCCGGGGGATGATCCCAAATACACCATATTAAAACAAGTCTTTTCATAGGAAACCCTTCTAGCTTCGGTTTAAAATCTGTTACTCTGTGGTAAAGGTTAGCCGGAAACTTAACCGCCAGATTTTGGAAAGGCTTGATTGTCGTGATACTGGCCCCTAATGGTGGTTCGTACTTATTGTCTAATATATACTTACCATCCCAAGGATGAGATGTGCATATTTGTAACTCACCACCAATTATGTTTTGTATCATAAGATAAAGTAAGTGTGTGGTTCGTCCTACACGACTAGAGGTAGGATCTTCAGCATTATAATCTAATCGATCTTTTATATCTGCCACTGCCTGACCTCGTTTAAATTTAGATTTAAAAACAACTTCATCCCCATCTACATGCCACTGACTTGGGTCGTTCCAACGAAACCAATACTCTATGTGTTCTTTACCCGGAGTGATTGCACGTAGTATTTTTTCAATATGGTTTTCAGCTGGTTCATCTTTCGGCAAAAAACTATATAGAGGAAATCTTTGATATACAACTGATGGGTCATCAGTTATATACTCACACAAAAACTCAAAATCTTTACTATCTAGTGCGTCTGGTTTATATTGGATCATATACATTCTCCTGATTTTTTACCCCGTGCTTCAATGCCGCCTTCTACGTTTTCACGGCATTGATACGCTGGAAGTGTTACCCAACCTTGAGACTTACATTGTGGACATTGATATTCCACTAAGTCAGGTGTGCTTACAACTTTAATAAAACCATTCCCGTCACAACGCGGGCAAATAGCTTTAACGTCGTGCTTTCCCGTTAGATTTACCATGTTTTTTCCTCATTTCTTTTTCTAATAAAAACTCTATCACTTTTTGTACACTTACTGGTACTTCAAAACGATTATGAGCTAAATCTACTAGTTTCATATGTGTACCGGTTGATACACTTACTGATTTGAATCTACTTATATCTGGCATTCTTTCCTCCTTTTATTATCATATTATATGGGACTATATAGAGCAATTATTGTATTTGACAAGAGTTTATTTTAATTTATTATACAAAAATCTTCTCACCTTCATGTGTCGGCGGCTTTTTCCTTAGTTGCCGGCATTTTTTTGTGGCTTTTTTGTCACATATATATAATTTTTACGTTCAAATTTTTTGCTGACTTATTTTTGACACGATTTATCAGGGTGCCATCTTTTCTATAACTTTTTGACTTGACATCATATAAATCCACGCTCCCCGTTTCAGTGTTCACGATAATGAGATCCGCTGGACCCCGTCCACCTAATTCATAATAGACATGAGTATCTGGTTTATTTAGAAATTTCATGATTGCTTTTAATTCCTTACGAAGACCAAGTTGTGACTTATGTTTGTGATTAATTTCTCGGTGTTTTGATAACATAACTTTCCTCTAAATAATTAAATGATACTTTACCATTTATATGTTGAGTATGTCTGGTTTTACACGACATACATTGGTATATTCTTTTATCAGTTTTTGTTATCAACCTGATAAATGGAACATACAGCTCGCACCCTTGGCATACTCCAAGGGTGATTTCTACTGGATCTTTTTCAGTGTATGTCACCCCAATTGTCTCCTGCTTCGTAATCTATTTTGTTTGGCACTTGTAACTCAACCGCTTCTTCCATGATTCTAATAATTTTTTCTGCATCCGGTAAGCTTGAAACTGAGATATCAAGTTCATCATGTATTTGTATATGGGGAATCACCCCCTCCCTATACAAGGCCAACATGGATTGTTTTGTCATGTCCGCAGCTGATCCCTGGATCAACTTGTTCAAAGCTTTGTATGTGAACGCGCGTTTAATCCCCGGTCCGTGCTCCCTGAGAGCATCGGCGTGGGGTAGTGGTTTCTTTATTCCAAAACCATGGGGCTCCCACATGTCGAAATGGCACAGTCTTCCACCTATCGTTCTAATTTTTCCACTATCATCGGCGCGTCTGCTCACGGCTTCTGATAACATTTTAACGAACGGTGCTTTCATGTGATAATTTTTTAAAAGTTTTTCTGCTGAGTCTTTAAGTAATCCTAGCTCAGCCATGAGTTTATTTTTACCCATGCCATACATAATTCCTAAGTTAATAGTCTTTGCCTGCTTACGTTCAATGCCAGCCATCTCTGCTATCATTTCATGAAAGTCTGCGCTGTCATCTTTATAAGCATCAACAATAGTAGATGTTCCTTCTAGTCTCATCAGTGATGCAAAGTGTACTAAGATTCTTGGTTCCTGTTGATTGTAATCAAAGCATCCCCACTTACATCCTTCTTCTGGAATAAATATGGATCTAATCAGCGGTCCGAGCTCCTTGTGCCGTGCTGGAATTTGTTGCAGGTTAGGGTTACTATAACTGAATCGTCCAGTAACAGTACCACCTTGATCAGATCTAATTTGATTTATATCAGCGTGGATCCTGCCTTTGTATTCATGTTTTAAAATTGTATCTATAAAGGTTGTGTTAGCTTTATTAACTTCTCGTGCACTATTAATTAACTTTGGAAGTTCTGCTGGATGAGTTGCCAGGAAATTTTTAGTAAATGATGGTGCTCCTTTTTCAGTTCTATCATATGGCATTTTTAAGTTATCAAATGCTTTTGCAATAGATGCGGCGGCCCATATTTCTAGATCAAAACCGACTAATTTATTAATATCTTGATGTAATTTTTTCTCAGTTTTTTCTAAGTTATCTTTAATAGAGTGAGCTACATCTAGGTCCACACGTACACCTTTAAATTTCATGTCGACTAGACACGGGAATAGATTCGTTTCTAAATTAAATACATCCCACAAATCCTGTTTAGCTATTTCATGTTGCATAGCAGCCCATAACTTTAATGTAATCTCTGCATCCTTTTCAGCATATTCACCGACGAATGGTGCGGGTAAGCGCCACATTTCAGCTTTAGGATCAACACCCCAATCTTTCGCGGCTTCTCTTAACAGATTTTCATGTTTGCCGGTGCCTACATAATCTTTTGCAACTGCATCGAGTGTATAACGAAATCTATTTTCGTTAACTAATGATGCTGCAATCATAGTATCAATGATGCCACCATTGATATAGAAACCCATAGATCTAATCCAGGACACATCATACATGGCGTTATGAAATATTTTAGTAGCTGTTGTGTTTAAAACTTCTTCGAACCAATCTAATACTAATGCGCGATCCATGTTCCCACCGCCTTCATGATTGATTGGGAAATACCCTGACCAACCTTCTACTGCTACAGCTATACCGACTACTTCACCGTCTCTTCTAACTGATCCTGAACCCATTTTAATTAGGTTTGGATCTCTTGTTTCTAAATCTATTGCTATTTCTTTGTGTTCACTTAAGTCAGGTAAATTAATAGGTGGAACCCACTCTGTTTCTGGTGTGAACATTGGCATTTGTAATGGTCTCATTTATATTGCTCCTTTAGTTTATTTAAAAACCAGATGGCTTTATCTAAATCTTCAATTGGTTTTTTCTTATGCTCGTGGCGCCAAATATATTTAATAGCTGAGCCCTGTAAGTAATATCGAAAACCATCACCTTGGCACGATGCAATTGCATCAATACATTGAACACCACCTTTATTATAGTGTGCGGGGAAATTTACTGGGTCATGTTTTTTCATAATACATATGCCCTGTCATAATTTTTTGGTTCTAAAATATGTAATGATTTTTTTGCTCGTGTCACAGCAACATAAAAAAGTCTGTGTAATTCGTCTGGATTAATATCGTTGTTGTCCAAAGCAGACTTAGTAATATCAGGAAGTAATAAGACATTATCAGCTTCCCCTCCTTTCGCCCCGTGTATTGTTGATAAAGTTATTCTTGGTGTTTGTGTAATTTTTTCATTGTTAGCTAACATATTTCTAATATAATTTTCTGTGTCAGAATCTAGTCCTGAGAATGCTTTGTACCAAACATCTTGTGTTTGTAATCCATGGTCCGCGACGCATTCTTCAATGTGATATCCTTCCTTGTCATCATTCATTGTCTTACCTGTTTTATAACCTTTAGTTACATTGTCGCCAAGATAAGAATAAATATTTTTAATTGAATGGGTATTCAATATATGTTTAGATGTTCTCCACTTTTCCCAGGCCTGAATTGCTAAAAGTAGATCTAACCTAATAGAATTCTTGTGCTTATGTGAATAGTACCATCCTTGTAACTCACATAAATCTTTTATGTCATCTAAGAAATGGTTGGCTGATGATAATACTAACCACTCGCCACGAGACATGTCCACTTGAGTAACATCAGTATACCTAGTTAAATCTCCCAACTCTTGTCTTGGTAAATAATCTTTATTGTATCTATTAGATACTCGTTTAATAATTTGTTGGGATAATTCATGGATAGGTCCACCAGGAATTCTGTAAGATTGTTTTAATGTATCAATGTGATCTACTTCTTCTTTGAGCGCGATGAAAGAATCAACATCAGCACCAGCCCACCTAAATATAGCCTGATCATCATCTCCTGCAATGTATGTTTTTTTTGCTTTCTTCCAAATAGTTTTAACCATCCTCCATTGAAGTGGTGAGAGGTCTTGTGCTTCATCAATAAATAATACGTCGAAAGATGGTGATACATCTTGTTCAATAAATTTTTCCAACATGTCATCATAATCTACTAGCCCTTTTTCTTTTTTATACTTCCTAAGTTCTTGATCTAAAAGGTATAATATATCTCGTTCAATGTCTAGAACATGCTCATTTTTGTCGTACTCATCTAATACATCAACCTCTTTAACTCTAGCTTTATTAATTAATTGTAAGTATTCATTATCAGAATAAAAAACACCATCGTCTTCTTTGTACCATGCAGTTTTTATAGGTATCCCACATTTAATACCAAAGTCTTTGTAGTCTCTTGACTTCATCATTCGTTCTTTCTTTATACCCAGTGTTCTAAAAGCTAATGAGTGTAAAGTTCTAAAATATGGTATGTCCTTTTTATCTATTTTAAATTTTTCTTCAGCTCTAGATTCTGCTTCGTATGCAGCTTTTTTTGTGAAAGAAAAATAACCTATCTTTTTAATACTGGTGCCCGCACGTAAAAAATCTTCTACTAAATTTAGTAGGGTTGTAGTTTTTCCTGTGCCTGGTGGTCCGAGTATAATGGTTTTCATTTAAATTTGTTCCGGTCTGTCTCTCTACGATTTTGTGAGGGGGTTCCCCACTTTAAGCTTGGTATATCATACCATAAATGGTAATCATTTTTTTTCTCGTCACGATGACACACATAAGTTTGAGTAGGAAATTCTTGTTCAATAAATGCTGTTGCAACGAGAACATGACAAGATATTAAAACTGCAAAATCCTCCGGCTTGCCCCGTACGCCCCGTATATTCCAACGAGGATACTTAATTGGTGTAGTTAAAGTAGGAGTTATAAGACCACCCTTTGAGTAATGGGCAGTTGTTGCATTTAAAAGATAAGGAAAAATACGACCCTCCTCTGGGAGAAACGGATTTATACCTCCTGTTTTGTATACAAAATATTTACCTTTAGGAAAGTCTTTAAATTCCCAACTTTTTTGATTCATAAAACTATTCTTATTTACATTTAAATCTTTCAAGGTAGAAATATCAACCCTATCAATATCTCTTATCTTTATTTCTTCTGGCCAAAGATCCAACTGCATTAAAAAGGTGTCTCCTGATATTTAACTTCACTAATAGTTGGTTCAGTTTTTTTCATAGCTTTTATTTTTATTAAATGTGGGTTTTGATCTTTAACCTTTAGTCGTGTTTCTTTTTCAAATAACTCTAAACCTTTAAGTAAATTCCCAGTCTTGGTTCTGTCTAATTCCCAGTTATTTCTTTTACAAAAAGAATAGAAGTCATCCATTCTAAAATAAGTATAACCATCATCAGTCCATGCCATCTTACTTAAAATATCATTTCTAGTTCGTGCTTGGTGTCTGTTAACTGTAAACTGCTCTAATAAATGAACTAATACTTCTTTAGGATCTAAAGATTTTAATGGTTCAATCTCCTGTACTCCAGCCATTAATGGTTTAAGATACATCTCTCTCCAGTCTGGTCCCTTAGGTATTGTACCAATCACCACTCCTGCTTTATCCATAACCTCGATTGCAAATAGATTTGCGTTATGTAATTGCTCTTTAGTTAACTCTACTCTCTTACCATCTACATCTAAAAAATATTGTGATGGAACAGAACAGATTTTTGATAACGTTCCTAGTTCTGGCATCTGCTCTTCTTCATAACCCACACCAAATTTTTTAGTACGACATTTTGCTGCGTTGCATACATCACAGATCGGTTGGTCTTTACATTTGTACTTGTAGTCTTTTCTACTCATAGATTTAATAACTGTCTGCACTTCTTGGTAAGATAAAGGTGGTGTCATATATTTTTGATTGTATTCACCGACCTTGTGTTCCCAATCGTCATAAGCTTTCTTACAAAATATAGCTATATTAACTAATGCATTATTTCTTGAGCCTTCACCAAAACCCTCAATAGCTAATCTATTTAAACAAGGAGGACCATTTTTAAAGGCTTCTTCTTCCACTACTTTTTTTATTTTTATTTGTTCTATTTGTTCTTTTGTTTGTACCCACTCATCATATATAGAATAGAATGATTCTAAACTAGCGGCTTCACCTCCAGCTTCAAACGTATATCTTAATCCTCTAATCCCTCCATGATATGGAAGATTTAAAAAGTTACCTGTATCTCCTTTCTCTACATGTATTATAGTTTGTTTTGGAAAGATCTCACTGCCTGCATAACCCAAAGCTTCTGCCATTGATTTAAGTTTAGACTGCATTAATGATGCAGGAATAAATTCTTTTGCAAATAAAAATAAATGTGCGCCACCAGATTTTGATCTAAATGTTACTAAAGGAAAATCCATTCCTTTTATAATTCTCATTATTTTTTGATGGTCAAAATCATATTCATCAACATCTATACAACCCCATCTGCATTCATTCTTCTCATTAATAGGGATAATACCAAGAGCAGGATCTTTACCCTCTAGGTGTTCTTGCCATAGTTTATCTGTGATTGGTTTTCTTTTGACTAGAGCTTTAGCGACTGCTTTACCTTTATCGGTGGTCTCACCAGTCCGTTTCATTATGCCATAAGCACTATTATTTCCTTCAAAGATTTCCTTAAACTTCACTTTTTCTTCCTCGGTCTTCCTCTAGCTTTTCCATAGTTTGGTCTAAATGTTGGCTTGCATAATTCATTACAATATTGTTTTGTTGTTTGCCATTTTGATATAGAAAACTCACTTCCACATTTTATACATATTTTAATCATTATATTTATCCTGTCCTTCTAACCATTGTATTATGTCGTCTTCTTTAAAATATTTAACTAATCCTATCTTAATATATGGGACATTAAACGTGCCGTTGCGAATTTTGCGATTAACTGTTCCTTGTTCAAATCCACGGGGGATTCCTATGTCCCTCATAAATTTTTGCACCTGACTTATCGATACTCTTTGCATTTCTTTCTCCTATTTAATATAATGAAGAACCTCGGACACGGGGGAGTTAATCCGAGGCTCTTCTCATGTTTAAAACGGTACTTCTTCTTTAGAATTAGTACTATCTTTTCCATGCTTCGCTTCCACTGTGCCCGTAGTTACACTAGAAGCAAACTGTTTTGCAGTCTCGTACATATTTTTATCTGTTACGGGACCAACTAAAGTTATGTTCCAACCAAACCACGTACCTTTATCATTTGATTGTTGGACTGTAGTTAAGTTATACATATGACTGTATGAAGCCGGTGTGAACAGACCATCTTTGCCTTGCATTTTGATAGTGTTCATCATCGTATTCCATGTGCGGCTCACCTTCAATTGTGTCGACTTCATGGAAATCAAAGCTCCTTGACAATCCATTAAAAGCACAAAATAAGACGCAGTGTTTTCTAGATAGTTACCATTAGGTAATCTATCTTTCCAGTCAGATCCTCTAGTAGCTTCTTTAATGATGCCACTACTAACTGGATGGATAGCAACAGGAGCACTTGTGCCCTCGCCTCTATCACTCCACTCAACATACTCTCGCTTATAACCGCAAGGAATTACTCTTACACCTTGCTCGCCATCAAACAATTGCTTAGTCACGGTATTAAAAATCATACCTGGCTCTGCATGTTGTATATATTTGGCATCACGTTTGTTTGTTTCGGGGGATAGCTGTCCTAGTACACGTAAGAAAGGCATAGCAAAATCTTCGCTACTCATTCCCTGCATACCACCAGCCTTGTCTTCTTCAAACATACTCGCTAGAGCTACATCTGAATTTTCTTTTTTAGTTACTTGGTTCATGTTTCATTCTCCTTGGTTCATGATTTCCGGCTTATTTTTGTTTGATCCTTTATAAATAAATGAAAAGAATCCGGGGGCATATCGAGGCCGGCCTCGATACGCTCCCTATAGAGTGCCTTCAAAGTCATCGGCTCAACTTTTGATTTTTGTTGAGGCTCAAACCCTTCTTGCACTGCAAGGTTGAGCAATTGCTCCGCCTTGTTATCTTCGCCTTTACCGAACGTAACAAAGACTTCATTTTTAATGATGTCTCCTAGTCCGTTATCTCGAAGCCATTGGTAAGCTGACTCTAGGTTATCTTTTTTAACCGTACAGCTGTATGTCTTTTTTATGGACACACCGCTGCCGTCAGCTAATTTCAGAGAAGATAATCCCTGCTCCGCGAGCATATTGGGTATGATCTCTGATGCAATCTTATCGGCTTTATCTTTAAGTTTTTTTGTCTCTTCTTCTTTAGTCGATATTTCATCTTCTAAAGCTTGGAGTTCTAAACAGTAGCCTGATAATTGCTGAATATCTGTTTTCTCTATTACTTCTTGTTGATCTTGTTCAAGATCTTGTATCGTTAGTGTTGCCATTATTTTATGTCTCCTTTGTTATATAAATCAAATGTAAGAGGATAGTATCTTCTTTCCTGCCTGTCCCATTTCAGTAAATTAAAATTACCATTGGTAATATCACTTACAATAGCGGTAGATAAACCTATGATAGCAGGATCACCTGTACATAAAATATAATCATTTGGTTTGAAATCTCTTAAGTTCTTCCTCATCTTATGAATAAAAGGTGCGGGACTAAATTGTAGTTGTGATAGTTCTGGCAAACAAATAACTAGATAGCCATAATCAGATGCCGCTAAAATATTAATATTTTGCGGTGGATGTTGTAAAACATAAACGAAATTTTCATTAGGACTTTCCTTAATAAAGTCTAGGAATTCTGCTAATTGTTTAGGTTTATATAATTCAAATAATTTATTTCTCATAATTAACTTTCTTGTATTGACTTCTTATATATGAATTGTTATATAAATGTCAACATAAGAAAGTAAAATAAATTATGATAAAAGATTATAGGTTTAAGACTAAACCCTATGACCATCAAATTAAAGCCTTAGAGAAGTCTTGGGCCTCAGAAACCTTTGGTTTATTTATGGAAATGGGTACAGGAAAATCAAAAGTTTTAGTTGACAACATCGCTATGCTCTATGACAGAGGCGCGATCCGTGGTGCACTAATCGTCGCCCCTAAGGGTGTGTATAAAAACTGGGATGAGATAGAGTTCCCCACACATATGCCTGAACATGTTGGCTACACTAAGGTTTTGTGGGAAGCAAATTTGACAAAGAAGAAACAGTTCGAACTCGATACTTTATTTGATGATAAAGGTGATCTTAAGATATTGATAATGAATGTAGAAGCATTCTCTACAACAAAAGGACTGGACTTTGCGCACAGTTTCCTTAACATCTTCCTTGGAAAAGCTTTAATAGGGATTGATGAATCTACGACGATCAAGAATCCGACAGCAAAGCGTACCAAAAACATTTTAAAAATAGGGAATCTTGCTAAATACCGTAGAATATTAACCGGCTCTCCAGTTACCAAATCACCACTTGATTTATATAGTCAATGTGAATTCTTAGACCTATGGCATTTAGGGCATCCTTCTTACTATAGCTTCCGCTCACGTTATGCCCATATGATTGAAAGAAATTTCGGTGGTAGAAGTGTTCAGCTAGTTGGTAGTTATAGAAGACTTGATGAACTTGCTGAGAATTTAGAAAAGTTTTCTTATAGAGTATTGAAGGAAGATTGTTTAGATCTCCCCCCTAAAATATATATGAAGAGAATTATAGAACTCACCGATGAACAGAAGAAAGTTTATGCACAAATGAAACAAATAGCTTTAGCTGAACTCGATGGTAAAGTGATGAGCTCAATTAATGTTATGACACAGCTGATGAGGCTTCATCAGATCACTTGTGGTCATTTTAAATCAGACGATGGAGAGATCCAACACTTAAAAAATAATAGACTTGATGAATTAATGTCGTTGCTTGATGAAGTTGAGGGCAAAGTAATAATCTGGGCTAATTATGTGGAAGATATAAAAAAAATAGTAGGAACTCTAAAAAAAGCTTACGGAGAGGACTCTACAGTCGAATATCATGGGTCAGTGGACCCAAGGTACCGCCAGGAACAGATTGCTCTATTTCAAGAGAAAAACAGCCCTGCGCGCTATTTCGTAGGAAACCCACAAACTGGAGGGTATGGAATTACTCTTACCGCTGCGAGCACAGTAGTATACTATTCTAACAGTTATGATCTAGAAAAAAGATTACAATCTGAAGATAGAGCACATCGAATTGGTCAAAATAATAGTGTTACTTATGTTGACTTGGTAGCAGAAAAGACTATAGACGAACGTATCGTCAAATCACTACGAAATAAAATAAATATCGCAAATGAAATCATGGGGGAGGATCTTAAAGATTGGATCTAAAGAAGTATCGGTTCGTATGCTGTGCGTCCTTCTATTTTCTTCGCTTGCAGTACTTGCTTGCGCGGTGTTTCTGGTTCTCTTTTCACTGAACAATGAATCCAACCCGAGTTGGGGTCCACACCATCATAAAATTCTAGAATCAATTGATCAAACTCACAGTTAGCCGCGATCCACGCTGCGAGTTCCTTGTTGTCAACTGAATGTATCTCGAAGTCTGCTGCCTCACCCTTGGCATGTTGTGACTTAGACGAAGATCCGATAGCCTCGCACAACTCTGGGCTGCGATAGCCTGAGGATATCATGACCGGTTTACCGAAGTGCTCGCGCACTGGTTGTAGGACGGTCTTCGCTAGGTGAATAAGATTATTAATCTCCGCGGTCCCTGGTTCATTGTTAATGTTTTTACGGATCGCTGTTTGAGATTTTGTTAGCTCGGCTAACGTAAAATTATTTGATAGATTCATTACATTCCTATCCTATTTAATAGTGCTTCTATAATTACTAAACCAACGGCCCCCACCGTAGTTAAAACTACCCAATAGATTTTATCTACCTTACCACCCAATCTATTAATTTCGCACTGCATGTGCTTCAAATGATTGTCCTTAATATTTTTCATCTCACGTTTCACACCTGTAATGTGTCCATTCAATGCAATAATATGTTCGCGTTGTGTTTTAGGTTCCATTAGACCATTCCCCGTTGTCGCTGTTGGATTAATTTTTCACTAGGAGATAATAATGCGGTTTCAGTTTTAGTCAATCCTGTTTGTGGGTCAGCACCTTGGTTCATATTAACCTGTGATACGTCGGGTGTGGGTGTATTTGGTAGAGGTGCTACTTGGTTTTGACTAAACATATTCCCTATGCCCCCTTCGAGAGCAGGGGTTGGTTCTGTTGATGGTAATAGTGGAGCTCTATTTGGATCTAATAAATCCTCAAATTTAATTCTTTTCATTGTTCTCATTATTCTTCTTAATTTAGAGAAAGGTTTTAGATCACTTTTATTAAGTATTATTCCGTTTCTTTTGTATTCTTCGTATAAATCATCTGCTCTTTTTGTCAGTCCAGATCTTGAGAATGAAACAGGTGTGAATTTACCATCCATTAATCTATCTAGATTTGGAACATTACGACCATCTTTTCCTAGTACTTTTTCAATTTGTCTTTTAGTTAATAAACCACTATTCAATGATTGTTGGAACATTTTCCATACCTCAAATTGTGCGGCAAGAGCTTCATTTTGTATATCTTCAAACTCTGCAGCCATAACATCTGGTCCACGTTCCAATGCATTTTCTTTACTAAAGAAGTGTTCAGTTTTATATGCGTTACTTCTTATCTCACGAATATCAATTGCCTTATAGTCAAGTGCAGCGACTGGATCTACATTCATAATAGAACCCCCCAACAATCTTATAAGAACATCACCAAGTTCCATAACTCTTCCGCTTTTAGTATCTAAACTTAATGCATCTAATACTTGTGCTGCACTTCTAATGAATCCTGGTGCAATTGTTCCTAAGAAATGGTTCCAACTTTTTTCAACCTTTTCTCCAAAATCATCGGACGGAGAAAAAATAATTGAACCATCACGCGATCGCCCTTGACGTGCCCATATATCAAATGCAGGTTCAAGTGCGATTGCCTCTGTTGTAAATGGTTCAAGAAATGCCATTAGTGGTCCAGCTGCATCAAATAATCTATTATAAACTTCACCATCTATCTCTGTGATCAATCTTGGGGTTGTAAGTTCTCTAATAAAACCATTGACTGGGTCAATCACATAAGCATATGGATTGTATGTTGATAAATTAAAAGCCTTAAACATCCCTGTTTTTTTATCTTGATTAGTTAATGGAACTAAAGCGTGGTCTTCCATAAAGGCTGGACCAAGATCTTCTAAATATGCTGCTGTCATATCTGGATTTACATCAGTTAAATAATGACCAAGAGCTTTCACAGATTCATTGACACCATAAAGTGTAGTGAATTGACCAAACAATGATCTATAACCCATAGCTTGTAGTCCAGGATTACCTGAAGCTATGTGTTTTAAAGAAAGACTTAAAGTAGTTGCACTGGTTCTTAACATTTCTGCAGGAAAAGATATAAAGTTACCAATAGGAAGTTTTCTAATAGCCTGTACAACAGGAGGTACTCGACTGTATGTAGGATAGGTTTCTCTTACTAAATAAGCACCCATCTCTTCAATTCCCTCAGCTACTGTTTTTTTGATACCAGTTTTCGGGCTTAATTCAACAAACTCTCTACCGATTATATCCCTAAAATATTTTTTTACATCGTCTATTGATTTAGTGAACTGTTTAAGCTCTGACATATAAAACTCATGACCATATATTTTCCAAACATTATCACCACCAGCGTACGTTCTTTGTACATACTGGCTCATTTGAGTATTGCCAACTTTTTGCAATAACTGATTAAAGCTACTAATAATAGGTTCACCTGTTGCTGATCTTGTTCCTTTTAGATCAGCTAATATACCTGCAAGCTCATTTGCTACAACATTCTCATCTGTTACTCCAAGCTCAACTTTTCTTTCGATGTATTTAATTAAATCATTTTTATTAACTTTAGGACCTGATCCAAATATATCATCTAACACTATCTTCATTGCTTGAGGCACACTTGCACTACCTCCAATATGACCTACATTCATTGCGAATAAACTAGCTGATCCAAAGTTACGCATTTGAGTAGCAGGTGAATAAAGTGTTTTACCTCCTTGAACCATTGCTTTGAATGCTAGTAAGTTTTGATAAACTTTATATTTGAGAGCGCTATCAAAAATACTATAACCACTTAGTTGTCTAATCATTTCTGGCGTCCCATATAAACCTATGGCATCATTAAGCAAAAACCCAGTTCCTTTAACATCAGTTAAACGAGCCGCATTATATATTTTACCTTTAGCTAAGGCTTCTTCTGCTGTGTTAAATAACCAACCGTTTTCTAATCCCATTTTAGCTAATCTATCTAATGCGGTTTTTTGTTGAGTACTCGCTATCATATTCCCTGTTGTTTGTAATAAAGAAGATTTAAGATTTTTTTCCTCCCCAAGAAGTTTACGAATCGCAGCTGGTACTTCTTCACCCGTTGTTATTCTAATATCACCCAGACCTAACTTTTTATTAACTATTTTTTCTAATGCTTTGAATGGGTCATCTATTTCATAACGTGCTGTGTGCATTATGTCTGCTACCTTTAATTCTGCATACTCATCTATGGCTTTTGCGATTGATTGATCAGGAAAAGCTTCCCTTGCTTGCATGACAAACCCCTCATTACCTCTAATAACATCTTTTATAAACGCTTTAGCATTTAATACAGCCTCTCTGCCTGGCTGAAAATCTGCGTTAGTAAACATGGCAAACGAACGTCTCATATATTTATCTATGTCTGCGCTTAATAAGTATTTTAAAGGATCTGATTTAGGTAATAATTCTCCAAACTCTGTTTTTAAACCATTTGTGTATTCTTTTAATCCTACTGCTATTTCTCTTAATCTCAGAGGTAAAGCATCTGCTTTTATTGTGCCTTGCAGATAGTCTAAAACATCATCTAGGTATTTTCTTTGTATAGTTTGATATTCTCCCCAGTTCTTATGTCTATCTTCAAACACCTTAGCCATCTTATAAGCTTCTTCTTCAATAGATTTTAGATACTTATCTATAACTCTAGATTTTGATTTAATAAATAAATTTGTTTGACCACTTATGCCAAAAGCATCCCTAGTTAGTTTTCCAATATCTCTAAATGCTGACAATTTATTATCTATTCTAGCAAGATACTGATGTAATGGGTCTTGGCTATTAACTGAAAATTCTCTCCATTTCTGAAAATCTGGTAAAGATCTTTTAAATGTTTTATCAAATTTTATGCCTGAGTAAGCTGCTTGCTTTGCAAAAGCTACATCATATGCACCTAAGGCTGCTCTAGTGAATACTTGTTTACCAATAAATTTAGCTGTTTCTTGGATACCTTTTGCTCCCCATTGACCTAGTTTTTGAATTCCTCCTCCTATTACCGGCAGAGTTTTATTTGTATAAGCAAGTTTTCCAGCTAACGTATCGGCTGCTATTTTCAATGGTATTCCTGCAAGTTGCAATGCACCACCAAACAAAGATCTATCAATTCCAGGAATAGTTTTAAACGGAAGTTTAGCAGTTCCTTTTATTAAACCCCACGCCGCAGGTCCTACTAAAGGAAACAAACCCCCGATCATCGCTCCGTCTCCCGCGAAGCGCAGTCTATTTTTAAAATTAGCAAGGGCTAATTCGTTTCCACTTAAGTCTTTTGTTTCAATAGGTTTACCAGGAAGTAGTGTTGGGTCTTCTGGAAACATTCTATGTAGACTATTGTAAGGACCTCCGGCGAGTAAGTCAGTTGCGCCAAATATGATTGCACCTGTACCCATTTTTTTTGAGATATTGCTCATCTGCATACCGAGTCTTGCAGCACCATAAACATCATCATCGATAAAGCGTGTCATAGTATTAACCCCTTTTATTCTTAGGGCCTTTTGTGCACGAGTTAATATCTTAGTAACTAAACCTCCAGGTACACCAAATTCAACGAGTAAAGCTAACATATCACCGAGGAAAGTTTCTGGTTCGTTAACAGATTTTTCATCATATAGATCTCTCAATCTTCCTGATAAATCTGTTTTTCCAAAAGAGGCTAAATCAATGCCACCCAGTACTAAATCCATTGTGTTGAAACCAAGATTCGTGATCCCTGTGTCGAGAGCCCTGTTTATTTCCGCAAAACCATCAATGTATGCGGCTTCATTATCTGTGCTAGGTGTAGGCATCCATGCTTTCTCTATTTGTGGAGCAACCAGTGCTGATAAAACTGGGAAGTTTTCATTAAATTCTTTATCTGTACCTGTAAATGAATTTTTAATGTCATTACCTATAGCTCCCATGAGCATAAAAGGCATTTGCATCTGTCTTTGGAATGATCTGTAAATAGGGTTTCGCTGAATAGCCTCAGGTATATTTCTCCATTTGTACTTAACAGGTTTATCATCAATTAATTCATCAGCTATTTGTTTTTTTATATCTTTTAGCTGTAGATTAAATGTTTTATCTTCTGTTTTATATCTAACCTTTGGCTCTGCTTCCCTAACTCTTGCTAATCGTGCTTCATCAGCAAGGAACACCGACATTGGACCCTTCATTGCTTCTGGTAGTTCATCAAACTTACGTCGCTCCATGGCGCTTTCAACATTAGCTTCTAAATAGTGTCCAAAAATAGTTTTTGTATCATCTACTGAATACCTACCTGGCCCAGTAACCGCGCCACGTTTTGGGTCATTACGGTTTATAGGTACGTCACCCATTTGACCAGCTCTACCGCCGTATCTAAATCTTTCTGTTCCCTTTTTAGCCATTTTTTTTAATCCAGGAGATATTTGAGGTTCGTAATTTTTTAATATACCAAGATCCTCTGCCATTTGACGAATAGCATCTTCATCACCTTTCATATGTGTATTATATAAATCAGTAACTTCATCTTCTATTCTTTTAAGAGCTTTTTCAGGTGTGAATTTAGGCCCATACTTTACCCATGGTTCATCTCCTATTCTTACATGCATTAAGAGATTAGGCCATTTCTTAGTTTCCTTAGACATATAACTAAACGCTTCCTCAGCACCTTTAGTGTCTAAAATTTTATAGAAATTCTCTTGTATAGTAGAAGCAGCTGCATTTTCTGCTTTTGTTTGTGCTTGTAAATAATCTGGTTGGTATGGTTTATGTTTTTTTCCTGCGGAATGATGAAATTCAATAAATTCTTCTCTTCCCAATCTTTCATAAGATTTAAGTGAACCACCTTGATTATTTTTAAAAGCATCAAGTCTATATAAATAACCACCTAAAAAATTTAATGAAAAAGATTCAGTTCTAGAACCTGTTTGAACTACTAAATCATCACCTAAAACTTTGGCTATATCTTTAGCAATAGCTTCATTAGGTGTTCCTAGTTTTAATTGCTTAATTGCTGTTAAATAATTATTTACATCTATATACTGAGGGTGCTGTGTTATAGGTAAATGTTTATTTCCATAAGTTATTTTGCCACTACTATCAAAAGTAGCACCAAGTTTTTTTGCTTTTTCAGGGTTTGATAATAGGTAACCATCTTTATAATATGTTATTCCTGCTGAAGGATCCTCAGGATCTTTAATTTCTATACCAATAAAATCTCCGTCTTTATCTTTTACTGTTTTAAAAAATTCACCTTTATCACCTAATTGTTTATCTGCATCTTGCATCCATTGAAGTATTCTATTTGCTTGTGCTTTTCTCCACGTTTTTTGATCACTAGCTTTAGTCCAAATTTGATTATCTGTTCTTGTTAGTCTTCTATTTTCTTTCCATTGTTCAGCACCTATTCTTATTTTTTTTCTATATTTATCTAAATTTTTATAAGGTGTGCCATCTACTTGAGTCGGGTTTAACCACCATTCTAAAGTTACATCTTCTCCTGCATCATTTTTTAGTCCACCTTCTATCCATTCGTCAACGAGAGATATAACTTGATTTCGATTTGTTCCTCCTGCTTTTTTTACTACTTTTGACCAAAGCTCGTCAGCATCATCTCTCCCTGCTTTAGTCCATTTTTCTATAGCATTATTCTTTTGAACAGAATATTTGCCAAATATATTTTGATTAGCTGGAGTATCTTTTTTACCTGTGTCTTTAAGATAAGCTTTATAATCTTCTTTGAATGTTTCTGCGAATTCTCTTCTTGAAGATATTTCACTTTTTTTAATAAACTGTATGTCGCCATCTTTTATTTTTGCTTGGTCTATATAATCGTCTATACTTTTAATACCTAGTTTGTTAAGCGCCGTTTTAATTCCAGAATTTGCTTCAGCTTCACTTGCGTACAGCCCGGATGAAACTAATCCTGCAGCAATAGGACCTTTTATTTTTGATACTTTATTTAAAATCCATTTTGCAACACCTACCCCCATTGTGCCTAATGCTGGAGCCGCCACAACACCTTCAGCAATTCCAGCTATTTCTCCTGCTCCATATGCCATATCCCACTCTCTTATGTGATTTACATTAGTCTTATAAACTTCTCTATCCCAATGTAGTTCTTCTCCAGTTTGATCATCATGTGTCTTACCGGTAATAGGATCATAATAAGTTTTATGTAATGGATCATGAGTAGCCCTTGTTTTTAAAAAGTTAAGACCATCTTCTGATGGCATTATATTTCCTGGTAAATCTGGTCCAGAAAGATTTACTAAAGGATTGTCCGAAGAATCCATATACATATCAAATTCACTCCCTGGTTTACTAAACTCTTCTTTAATACCTACTGGTACGCCATCTTCCCAAATTAAACCTGATCCAAGTGGTGGTGATCCCAATTGTGCATAATCTCCTAGGAAACCATCATCTCCAGAAATCCAATAAGGCATGTCGAAAATATTACCCCTGGCAAAATTACCTATCCCTCTTTCTAACCAATCATTTATACCAGAACCCCAAGTTCTAGGGTTCCAGGTTACTGGATTGTTGGCCATTAAAGTAGATATACCTTTCTGTCTTTTTAAATATTCTTCTTCTAGTTCTCTACGCTCCCTATCTCTAGCCTCCTGCTCACGAACTCGCTGGTAGTCAAGCAGATTGTCTCTTGCTGCTCTATCTAGAATATCCTGTTCCCATTCTGATAAAGAATCTGAAGGACTTCCCATTTTATGCTACCTGTTGTGGAATCTGTAAGTCTGAATTGTATTTTTGATTAAAAATAGAGACATCTTCCTGTGTTTGTAATTTAGCAAAATCAATCATCGCTTCTTCACTATTCAGTATAAGATTTATAACTGCGTCACTAACTTCTGGGGGAAGTCTTTTTCTTAGTTCTTGAAAAGAGAACTCAATATTTTCATCTCCTGGTTCAGGAACATTAACGGCTTCTTTTTCTCTGTAGCTTTCGCCAAACGAATCAGTACCACCTAATGCAAATTTTCTACGTATTGGTGTACCACCCCTTGCATTACCCTCGGGTATATAAAATTCTATGAAAACCTCACTAAATAAACCATTCATTATCTTTGTAGCAACCTCTAAATCAGTTAAACCATAAAAATCACTATCTGGATCTTCTTGATCACCACTAGTTATGACGCCGTCTGCAAGATCAGCAACAAAATCATTGAATGTTTGGTTTGTCAATAAGCTAGCTTTTTCTTCAGTATTAGATCTTACTGTTTCACCGTGTAGCCCCAATAAGAATTCTTGTTTTGCTTTTTTATATTCAGCAGAATCTTTATCTGCTGTTGACATTATTTCTATTAAATTGGCTCCCTCACCTATGATATATTGTTTTTCAAATTCATATGGATTTAACTCTTTGTCTTTTATTAGAAGCTTCACAGCGTTCTCAAACTCTCTCTGTTGTTCTGCTCTTTGGAAAGTTAGTGTTGTATTAAGCTGACTATACTCGAATGCTCTATCTAAAGCTGCTTGACTTACATTATGATCTATCTGCCATTGCGACATTTTTTCAGAGCTTGCTATTTGAGCTGCTGCTATGTCTCCAGCACTTTCTATTTGAGCTCCTACTATATCTTCAGCACTTGTTAGTTGTGACCCTAATTGTGCTTTTTCGTGTGCATATTTCTTTTCGTCAGAAAGCCCAGTCACTGCGGCTCCTGCTAAAGCTGCGTCATATGCATTTTTTCTAGTTAAATAACTGGCTCTTCTTGCATCTCTACTATCTGCTAAACCTGTTCCAAGTTCACCAAGAGATGGACCGGCTGCTTGCAATGCACCCCATACATCACTACGTCCTGTACTTGGAGCTCCCATAATATTAGCTCCAGAAGCAGCTATTCTTAACCAATCACTAGTTGTCATACCTTCTTCTTCAACAGGTGCCTGCATATATTTTTGAACAAGTTCTGCGTATTCTTCTCCAGAATATCCTCCCGGAGAATCTACTAAACCTCTTTTTGGTATAGTACCACCCCTTTTAAATCCAGATACAATACCACTGTCGGGATTCCTGTTGGTACTTCCGCCTCTTCTAAACATTGGTCTGCTTAATACTCTAGCCACGCATTGCTCCTATAATACCTGCTAATCCTATACCTCCACCGAGTAGAGTTTGTAGTGTACTAGGATCAGGAGTTTGTTGGTATGAAGTAGATGAAGGTGTACCATAAGCAGCTGCCATAAACTGACCAAGATTCCCCATAGTCTGAGTTGGCGCCAGTTGTATACCTGACATAAGACCTGCCATTTGGTCTTGTATAGCTTGATTCTGTAATTGATTTTGTTGACCCATAGTTGTGTAAGTATTTAATAAGTTTCCTAAACCTGTTGTTCCAAACTGACCGTGAGCTAACCCTTGGTTTTGTAGTCCAGCAAGTTGAGCTAATTGACTTCCTAGCATGCCCTGTTGCTGTCCACCTATATTTCCTTGCATACCAGCAGATGACCCATATAAACCCACGTTCCCCGATGCTTGGCCCATGGCTGTTTGTCCAATACCTAACTGTTGTCCTGCTTGTTGAGCTTGTTGAGTACCCCAACCTAATTGTTGTCCAAAAGCTTGATTAGCTTGTGCTTGTGCTTGTCCGAATCCTTGACTTAATAATTGTGCTTGTAGTAGCGCTCTTTGTGTACCTTGGTCCGCGGCTAATTGTCCTTGTGCAACTCCAAATCTTCCACCACCATATGCATTTCCGGCACTTGCCCCAAGTGCAGCCTGAGCTTCTTGTGCTTGAGTATCATATTCAGCCATTGTTGCATCAATAACTTGTTGCTGATATGGCGACATGAATTGTTGATAAGCGTTTGGTCCTTGATAACCTGCTGCTCCAGCGGTTGTTGCTCCAGCAGTTCCTAATCCAGATGCAGCAGCTTGTAAATAAGGATCAGCGGCTCCTTGACCGGAGATCGCGGCTAAACTTCCAAGATTAGCAGCAGCAGCTGCATTACCTATCGCCGTTCCACCAGCCATCGGTCCTGCAGTGTAAGCTCCAGTAACTGGATCAACTGATCCCATTAAACCTGAAGCGGCAGTTTGCATTGCGTCTGCAGAGTCTAAATAACTTTGGTAACCACCAAGACCACTGGTTGGTTGAGCATATCCAGGGAGTCCTTGTGCAATTCCTTGAGCAGTAGTTTGCATTGGATCCATCCCAGAAATAAACCAATCACTAGGGGTTGCAGCCGTTCCACTACCTATCCCAGTAAATCCTCCGGTAGTTGGATCATAAGATCCACCATACATTTGATTTGGATCAGCATAAAAAGGTGAACCTGTTATTGGATCTGGAACAAAGGTTTGAGAACCTGAAGGGCCTTCATAATGACCACCCATAAAGTAATCAGAGAATTGTTCTCCTATGCCGGTGACATAAGCTGGAGGTAACGTTTGTGTAGTTGTTAGTGTCATTATGCTATAGCCTCCAATTGATCCATCATTTGATACATATGTTGTGCTGCTGATCTAGGGTCACCTTGACCACCCATGAGTTTATCAAGACCTTTCATAGCATCAGCTGTTAACACAAATTCATTTTTTGACAACATCGCAGGTACATCATCTGCTTTTTCTTCTATCCCCATAGGAACAAAAGCTCCTTCTCTACCTTCTAGTTGCATACCTTGTGGCATTTCTGGTGTTATATTTGTAATACCACCTACATTAAGACCAACTCTTCCCCCTGCTGCATGGTGTGAAGTTGCTGGCATATATCTATCATACATTTCTAACATATGTGGTTCTGCGTGATGTGATTTATCGTATGGGACACCTGTAGTTCTTTCATAACTTCTAAACCATTCTCTATATACTTTAGCTTCTTCCTCTTTATCTTCTATTTCCTTTTTTTCTAATTCATCTTTAATATTCTCAAGTTCAGCAAGAGTTCCAGCAACAGTTATAGTTTGTAAAGCTTTCCCTGCATCAAATGATCCCTCTAGTCTTTTACCTGTAACCGGATCATAAGACCAAAAACCATAAACCTCAGAAGCCATATCTGTTACACCTTGATTAAGATCATTTATCCAAGTTGCTTCTCCACCTACTTTACCATACTCTTCTAGCCAAGCATCTCCAGATCCTGGTTTTGCTATCTCTAGGTCTTTATAGTGTTCCCACAATTCTGGATCTATAGTTCCCATATCTGCTTTTTCAGATAGGAATATTCTACCTTCACTTGTCAAGCCGGGTTGTACTCCTTCTCCAACGTCATACCAAAAATTATTAGCAGGATTTTTAGCGTATGTTCTTCCTTGATATGTTTTCTGTTGCCACCTACCTGTTCCTCCTTTTCCTCTAGCTTTTGCTAATTTTGCTTTATCCCACGTTATGTTATGTTGTTCTCCAACGTTTGCTACGTCAGCGTCCATGAGTGTTTCTCCAGTATAACTACCTTTCATATAATCACCCGCTAAATAATCTCTAGATTTTTTATATAGTTGTGTTGTTTTCAGTGGATCATTTGCGCGTGTAGCTTCCACTATCTCAGCATTTGTTAAACCAGGTGCTTCTACGTAACTGTCAAGATTCCAGTCCCGTTGGCCATACTCAAGATTAGGATTACCTGAAGTCCAGTTCATCATAGAGTATCTAGGATCAATACCTCGCCGTACAACATCTGGTAAAAGAGGTTTCGCCCAACCTTGGCCCCAAGCGTTTTTGCCTTCGCCTTTATCACCGACAGCCCAGTGAGACATTCTTTGACCCCATGTTCCTTTTTTAGGATTAATTCTTCCTCGTTGTCTTATTGTTTTTGCTTTTTGTGTATTAGCTCCAATTAAAGCACTGGCTGCTGCGTAAGGATCAAATTTTCCACTATCAAGTGCACCTAACTGACTCGTTAGTAATGCACCCGTTATACCCATTTGTGGTGCTATTAGGGGAGCTATATAAGGAGCTATTTGTTGTAGCTCATTTGGAACGATATCGTCTAACCAACTATATAAATCATCTAAACCTGCCATATTAACCTGTTCCCGATCCGATGGGGATCTGTACTACTTTTACTTGTATATCTTTGGCTTTATGAACGGACCAGTCTTGGCCACAATCGGAGCAGGAGCCTACCGCCTGTTCTTCCGAATCTACCTCATTATCACAGTTTTTACAATAGATTCTCTGATAAACTTCGGGTTGTACTACTGGAACTTTTTTCCCCGCCACAGTTTGATAACCCAAAATCTTAGATTCTTGTACTTTTCTCACGATATTTCCAATACTGATAATATTATATGTAACGCATTAGCCCCACCAGCTTGTGCTTTTATAACGTCTCCGTCTTCTACAACCATTGGTGCAGATAATAATTCCACATCTGCATTTGCCGCTATAGATTTAACACTAGTTATTTTAATAGCAGAACCCACACTAGAATCTTCATTTGTAACTGTTAAAGTTATAGCACCACCGGTATCATTACACACATGTATTGATTTAATAATTCCTTGAACAGGTTTTTGTGCCGGCACTATAGCAACATTAGCTGTAGGAACAGTATAAACTACCGTATTGTCAGTTGTGGTTAAATCTACACTTCTATTTTTATATATATCACTCATGCTAAAAACCAAGCCCTTGCAGTTATTTCATCTTTTACATCTTGTTGATAGGTAAAGTTTAATTGATTAATGAGATTTTCTAATTCTCTAATTAGAATATCCTGTTGTGTTCTACTAAACTCTTCAGCGGGTAAAGGTAATCTCGTAACATTAATTCTAGCCATTAGCGTGTTCCATCCGGTTTTATATCAATACGAATTGTACCAAAGCGCCAATTAGAATCTGTTTGGTTATTGGCTATTTTTAAATTAGCTTGTCGTCCCCTACCTCTGGTTGAAAAGAATTTCGTTGAGGGGGTAGTAGTTGAAGTAAACGTACGTATGTTTGTACTTGCAGGATAATTAGCAAATTTAATAGTTAGATCAGTGTTCCCTACTTGATTTTTAAAATCTGGAATAACTCTTGAACATAAAAAAACATCATCACCTTCCTGTATATCGAAATCTCCAGAAGTAATATAAGTATCCATGGCTGCGCTATTATCATTAAAACCTGTCTCATGTGAAAATACAGTTGTTGCTCCAGCTGTTACACCTAGTACAACAGGAGCATTTCCTGTGGCTGATGTATTATATTCAGTAGCATACGGTTTTGGATAAACCCCTCTATCTACCCACGAGGTTCGCACAAAACCTGTATTAGTGTACCAAACATTTTCTAAATAATTATATGTAACACTTCTATCTAAATAATCTTCACCATCACTTGGGTAATACCAAGTCACCTCATTAAAATCAACATTAACTGCAACTGCTACTTGTCCAAGAGCTGTTGAATTAATATCATCGAACACAAAATCTTGTACGCTACAGTCTAATTTTTGAATAGCACCGTCGAATTGATAGAATGCAGTTTGACTCATCCAAAAGGCAGTTCCATTAACATCAACTACACAATTCGCGGACACCGCTCCACAGTTCGCGCCTACTTGATTTAATCCAAATATAAAAGGCGGCCCAATATTATTTAATGAATGTAGTGCCGTATCTGTCCATACAAGAATAGAACCACGAGAACGTTTTGCTACAACTATTTTAGAACCATCTTGTATTCTAAAAGTACCAGCAGTATTTGTAGATGCTGGAGTCCAAGATGTATAATCCTCTTGTGAAGAAAATCTTAAAAATAAATCATCTTGTGTACTAGATGTTCCATTAGTTGTTTCTGTTCCAAATAAAAAAATATGTCTATCAGGTGAAGAAACTAAAACAGATCTATTAGTGGTTGGTGCTTGAGATATTTTTACAGCACGGGTAGCTGTACCAACAGAGGTATCCCAACGATATAAAGCTCCATTAACTCTTGTTGCTAATAAGTCTTCACCAAAAGTATCGAAGCTCCAATAAGCAGCTTCCAATGTAACAGAAGAACTTGTACTTGGATCTCCCCATCCGCCGGAGCTCCATGTATCAGTACCCCATCCAAAACCATATATTGAAATAGCTGGACCAACACTAACTTGATATTTAGCATTACCTGTTCCACCACCCCCGGCTGTAGAACCAGTGGCCGTGGTTGTATGTGTTATTGTATAACTATTGGCATCAGGCACAGTTATAATTTCAAATTCTTGATTCATATCTAATGCATCAAGAGTAGAAAAAGAATCGTATGTTACAAAATCTCCAACCGCTGCTCCATGTGAAGTATGAGCAACTGTTACCGTTGTTGTACCATTAGTTGTAAAGGGATTAGTGAGTGCGGCTTCTAAACGAATTGGAGTAATATCAAAAAAAGTTCCTTCAATATAAACATAAAGTTTTCTATCAGTACCTAATGCTAAGTGTCTGACACCAGAGTTTGATACCCAAGCATGAGATCCACGTACAACACCAATAATTGTTTTACCTACAACAATTTTTTCCCAACCGCCTATTTTTTCGGGAAGTCCTGTTCTAAAACGAACGTTTTTAGAATCAATCCATTTACCTTCAGCGCCATAAGTTGTGGTCTGTTTATCAATACCTGGTTGAAATTGTGCTTTAACTAAGGGCATTAGTTCTCCATTAAGTTAATAAATATTCATAAACAATTACAAATCCAGCACCACCAGCGCCACCTTGTCCACTTGCAGAAAAATATGGTAAAGCTCTGGCAACACCACCACCGCCACCAGCACCAGGCATAGACGCTGCACCACCATTAGCAGATGTAGTTGTACTACCTGAACCTATTGAGGCGAGGGCTCCAACAGCTCCACTTAATCTGTTACACTGAAAAGGTCTTGCTCCTATTGCCGAGTCTTGAGCTTGATTCCATGTGCTCGTTGAACTACCAGCTGGAGCTGTATTATATCCAAGTTTTCCTACTTTGCCAGCTATAGGAAGTTGACCCGCAGTAGTGAAATCTGAATCTTTCCAGGTACTTGACTGAACCCCCAAAGAAATTAAAGTTGTGCCAGTACCTTGGGGATCAAATAAAGTATTACCACCCGGATTTCGTAGTGTAGTAGTCTGTGTACCACCCCCTGTTGGAGCAGCAGAAGCAGTAGAGGTTGCCCCACCAGCTCCATATGTAACAGTTGAAGTACCCGTTCCCATTTCAGCAGCTGTATAAGTATAAGAAACAAAATTTCCAGCATAACCACCACCGCCACCAATACGAGTGCCATATGGATTAAGACCTCCATAATTAGCAACAGCTTCACCTGATTCACCTCCAGAACAGCACGTCACAGTAGCCCATGTAAGTCCAGTTGTTGGAGTATAATTACCAGAAGTTAATACTTGTATATTAAGAGATAAGCTAGGAACAGGTAAACTAGTTAAATTAGCTCCACTTATAGCGGGAAGTGTCGCCGGGAAACGTGCATCTGGAACTGTACCAGATCCTAAATTGGTTGCATTTAAAGCAGTTAAACCTGAGCCATCACCAGTAACAGCAGTAGTTGCTGCAGTTCCAGTAACTGTAACTCCAGTAGCGCTTGTTTCAAGTTTCTTTACATTATTATGATATACATCTACAGCGCCATCGGCAGTCGCCGTTAAATATTTTTCTGCTGTTGTAGTCTGCATTTCCAAAGCATTACCAATAACTAATCCAGTGCTACCATCGGATGAAACTTTAATATCAGTACCTGCGCCCATAGCTATAAAAGCAGGAGCTGGTCCAGTGCTATCAGGAAAAATAAGACTCCCTGTCATTGTTGAACCAGCTTTTTGTACACGTGCAGTGATTTGAGTTTGTGCGTTTGCGGATAAACTATTTATATATTGGTATTCTGCATCTGTAACGGAGCCATCAGCAACAGCTGTAGCTCCAATAGCTGTTATACTTGCTCCACTAAATGCGTATTTTGTTGCTTCATAAGTTGCCATTATGATACCCTTTGTGCTAATCCACCAAAAGATGAAGCCCAGGAATGGCCACTACCCCCACCAGTAGTACCAGAATTATAGTATGGTGGAATAATTATTCTCCAGGTTCCAGTTAAAGTACTTCTTACTTTCCCTGTAATATTTTGAGTACTGGCTGAGCAAAAACCTCTAGCTGCAGGGCTTTGATAGTTTGCATTTGAACAGGTAGTATTTTCAAGTGTACTTGATAAATAAGAACCTGTCCCCGACCAAGTGCTCGGAGTTATTTCTGAACCAACAGCTATCGTTCTTGTATCAACACTACTAGCACTACCATAAATAGCTATTTCGCTAAGAGCACCAATTGCTGTAGTAGAAGTAGGAGCAATATCTACACCTGTTAAAGCAGAACCATCGATTGCAGGTAAGGCGCCTGTTAGTTTACTCGCAGTTAAAGCTGAAATTCTTGCATCAGCTACAGTTCCACTTGCTATATTAGAACCATTTAAACTTGTTATACTCGAACCATTAATAGCGGCTGCTGTTCCTGATAAATTTGCTGCTGGTAAACTTGTTAGATTAGCTCCACTCGCAGCCGGTAAAGTAGCCGGGAAGCGAGCGTCTGGAACTGTGCCAGATCCTAAATTGGTTGCATTTAAAGCAGTCAATCCTGTACCAACACCAGTCAATCCTGACGAACTAATACTTAAGAAAGTTGCACTATCTGCATTATTATTAAAGGCATAATTGTCTTCTAAAAACTTTATATAACCAGTACTATTTTTAATATAAGAGTTAGATCCATCGTGATAAATTTCTAAATCATTACCATCTCCGAATCTTGCTTTAGCATCATCTTCAAAATCAAAATCTCCAGTTATGGTTGCACCAGTTGTAGCAACTTTAGCGTTTAATTGAGTTTGTACGTTTGAACTAACAGTATTTATACGTTCAAAATTTGCATTAGAAACTGTACCATCTACAATAGAAGGTGCCGGAATAGTGTCACCGAGAATATTCGCCCCAGTAATTGAATAACGAGTAGCTTCATATGTTGCCATACTATTTCTCCGTTAATTTCCAACCGTCTGCTGCTCCAGTATAAACTAAAGAAAATGCTGCGCCCTCAGTTGAAACTGTTCCTGGTGCAGCTGCTCCAAAAACTTTATCAGAACCGCCGGGAGTAAGTGTTAATGCATTAGTATCAAAATTATCTTTTAAATCCATAAACCTAATTTCAGATCCAGCAGTTGGAGTTGTTGGTAAAGTTAAATTAACTGTATTTGAAGCTGTGTTCACCCATATTTGTTCTCCGACATAAACATTACCAGTTGAAGTAGCAATTGTTCTCCACGGTGAAGTTGCACCAGAACTACTAGTAAGATCATACCAATTCGTGCCATCTGTTGCTATATACGCTCTACCGCCTGGTGGTATAACTGGTGAATAAAGTCCTGTTGTACCACATCTAAACTGAATGGTTCCAGCAGCTGTTCCATCATTAATTATAAAATAAATTCTCTCTGGACTAACTGCAGTACTTACACCAGCATTAGCTGCTGGTACTTGAACTACATAAGCAGTTGTAAAATTATGAAATCTAATAGCTGCTTGCCCTTGTTCTTTACTAGACGCAACAACTCCATAATCACCCCATGTTAAGGGATATGGATTAGCTGCACCATTTAAATCTTTTGTATATACACCAGTAATGGCTTGTTCGAGTGTTCTTGAAAGAGTGTTATTTGTTGTTGTACCCCAAGTGTTAGCTTGGTCTCCAACGCCCATTAATTCTATTTTTAATCTATCTGATGCTGTTGATGCCATTTATGCTACCTCCTGCCAGTCGTCTCCGCCGGTTGTTGAATCGTCTACTGGTGTCCACGTATCTCCACCTGTAGTTGAATCATCAACATCGGTCCACGTATCACCACCTGTAGTTGTATCATCTACGGCAGACCAAGTAAAGACAGAAAGTGAGTTCACAGCAGCTTCTATAATTGAACCAGTAATTTCTATAGTTGGACTTATGGCTATAGTGACACTATTTACCGCTGTAGCAACACTGGTTCCGGTTGGGTATGCTATAAGAGTAGCGGTCACCGATCCTTGGGCCGCGGTTATACTTTGCCCGGTTACCTCTTTTGTAAAAGAGATATCTAAACTGACACTATTTTGAGTAGCTGTTATTGAATTTCCAGTTACTACTGTTTCTAATTTTGGAAGAACACTATTAATAGCCGATGTTATTGCATTGGTACTAGCTGTAATTCCTGCATCGGCGGTAACAGTTACAGAATTAACTGTAGTGTTTAATAGATTATTTGCGACAGCAGCTATAACCTGTGGATCAGGTGATCCAAGGGTCGCGGTAGCTGAATTGCCAGTTACAGTTACATTAGCTGTAGCCGTAACGGTTACACTATTTATTGCAGAAGTTATTGCATTACTAGTTGGAATTTGTGAAAGAACAATAGCCTCATTGCCTTGAGCAGAAGTTATTGTATTACCTGATACGTGGTGAGTTCCTTGAACTTGATAATCATTTGAAACAGATGCTGCTAAACTTTGACCAGATACATTTATTGAAACACTAACAGATGTTACCCCTAAGCCACCGAAAGTATCACCGGCAAAAGAAATAATACCGAACGACATTATTTATCCTTTTTGCAGTTACATTTTTTATTGTCGAGCTCTTTTATAGCTTCAATAATTAAAGGTACAAGCTTCTCATACCAGACACTTTTATAGTCAGGATTAAAAGGTGCTTCGGTAATTACTTCAGGAAGAACTGTCTCCACCTGTTGAGCACTTACACCGACTTGTCGTCTATCATTATCAAAACCAAAGTCTTTTGCTAATTGATTTTCTTTAAAATAATAACCAGTTATTGCTTTTACTTTATCTAGTGCAGATTCAATCGGGCCTTCAAAATCTTTTAGACGTGAGTCGGAATAATACGCAGTAATATTATTGGTCGCGCGAATTTCACCAGCGGTTCCTGATGCTGCTGTATTTACACCTAAACTATTTACTTGTGCGTTTGATCCTGTTGTAAAACCACCAGCAGGTCCGGTAGGGCCAGTAGGTCCTGTTGGTCCTGTTGGTCCTGTTCCACCACTTGGTCCTGTTGGTCCTGGAGGGCCAGAAGGTCCTGTTGGTCCTGGAGGTCCTGTTGGTCCTGTTCCACCGCCTGGTCCTGTTGGTCCTGGAGGGCCACCCGGTCCTGTTGGTCCTGTTGGTCCTGTTGGTCCTGTTGATCCATCTGAGCCATCATCCCCGGTTCTTGCAAAAACAACACTAACACCATCCGTATCTGAAAAAGAGCCACTACTCACAACATGAGTTACTGGAACTTTTGTATATCCAGATGCATCTGTAACAGCACCACTAACTTTATATAAAGCATAAGTAGAAGCTGTTCCTTCTTTTGTAACTGTAACAAAACCTCTATTCGCTGAATGAGAAGAATCGTCCCAACTTTGAACATAGGCTGAAATATCTGCAGCTGCATCGTCAGCATCATCAACATATAAAATAGTTACACTAGCAAGAGTTGCATGATTAAAAGCAATTTTTCCTGCTCCTGGATCTGCATCAGAAGTAGAACTGTTCCATGTCATTGCTAATTGAGGATTGGCACCTGCTGGTCCTGTTGGTCCTGTACTTCCTCCTGGTCCAGTTGGACCCGTAGGTCCTTGTAAAGCTAAATTAGTTATGGTTGATTTTTCCCAAGAGCCACCATCCACATCATAGTAAGGAACTAAATCAGCAGCTACTGCATCAGTTCCTGTTGAAAAAGCTGTTAATGCTGTACCAACCTGACCAGCAGATAAAGCGTTTCCTGTTATATCTCCTGTTAAAGTTGTAGCTGATAATGTTCCTGTTACAGCTGCACCAGTATTAGTGGTCTGAAGTTTGTTACTGTTATTAAAATATAAATTTGCTGCATCACCAGAATCTCCTGCAAACATATAATTACCTGATGTATCTTGAATATGTACTGCAGTGCTACCTTGAATTTTTAAATTTCCAGCACCTGCATCTTTTACATAACTATTCGAAGCATCATGATAAATTTCTAAATCGTTTCCTGTTCCAAATCTTAATTTGATATCATCAGCAAGATCAACATTACTACCATCTTTAAATACCGCTTTTGAAGCAGGTTGTGTACAGAACACATTCTTAGTGCCTGCACTAAAACTTATCTTTGAAGTATCTCCAGCTGAATTTGTTAGAACTGTATCTCTTGAAAGAGTATCTGTAGAAGCATCGGTTACAGTACCAATACCAACTTCCCACTCAGATCCACCCTCTAATTGTATACAATAATAAGTTGTGTTAGTAGTACCAATACCTGCAACAAAAGTTTGAAAACCTGTTGCAGCTCCCGCTAAATCAAGTGTGCCTGTTCCAGTAGTTGTGGATGTCTCTTTGACACGATCATTTAAAACAAGGGCCATTCATTTAGCTCCTTATGTTAATCTTAATAACTCTGATCCACCACCCGCTGTTGGGAATTGAATAGTAAATGTTCCACTTGTTGCTGTAAAGTCACCACCAAATGCTAATACTAAAAACGCATTATCCCCACTAGAAACATCCCCAGTAGATTGATAAATGAATGCTCCATTCGCAGTGAATGATGCACTGGTCCATGCAGTATCAGCAAAATCTACATAAGAAGTTGTTGTGCTCATAGTTACAGTTGGACTCGTTAAAGTATTTCCACCTGTTGTGTAACCACCACCACTTCCTACTTCATTTGAAGTAGCTGCATAATTTGCTGTTGCTGCTCCTAGAGTTGCGCTTGAAGTATATAAAGCAATTTTGTAAGTAGCCCCACCATCTAAGTCGTGAGTTCCTTTTAATAGTTCTCTTTTAAAAACATTACATACTGCTTGTGCTATCGCCATATTGTTCTCCTAATTAAGGTTGATTACTAGGGAGAGTCACTCTTAAAGCACCATCCCTGTATTCATCTCTTCGTTTTTTACCTAATTGTTCTTGTGCAAGTGCGGATAAAGCTTCTTGATAAGCAGCTTCATATACTTGTTGGTCTTGTGGAGCTTTCAAGAACTTAAATGCTTCACATAAGCAGGCAGATAATAACACACGAGGAGCATTTACACTCACCCATGTTTCAGCATTACTGCTCGATAATCCGAGTTCCTGTTTTGTAATACCTACTTCAAATTTATACACTGCATTAGGAGTAGGCGCAATAGCTATTCTTCCCATATTCCATATTGAATAGTATTTAGGAATAGCCGTAGAGCCTGTGTCTGGTGTATCATAAT